GAAATTACCACATTCAATAGAAACCCAATTTTCAAAACAAATACAACAAGCAATGCAGATGGAACGTGAACAAATTGAGGAGGCTTTTAATGTTTATGGCACATATGCAGAGGCTGAAGAATACTTTAATGAAATATACGGAGGTAACAAATGAGTAAACAAACAGCATTACAATGGTATATCAAACAATGCGAAAACAGTTTTAAATATAACCCATTACAAAAAGATGGATATACCATTGCTAAAGAAAAAATTACTAAACAAGCACTTGAAATGGAACGTGAGCAGATCGAGGAGGCTTATGGTGATGGACTAAATGCACATCGTGTAGATTTTTGCAATAGAAACGAATATTATCAAAAAACATACGGAAAAGCTAAATAATTATGGAGAACCAAAACTCAGTGTGCTATGTGGCACGAATAAACGAAATTAAAGAAATCCCCGGAGCAGACAACATCGAACAGGGTGTTATTGGCGGATGGAATTGCATCATCAAGAAAGGAGAGTACAAAGTAGATGACCTAGTGGTTGTAGCAACTACAGACGCAATCATCCCTCAGGACATCTCTGACGCAATGAACGTAACCAATTACTTACGTAAAGGTCAGCGTGTACGCACCGTTAAGCTAAGAGGTGTTTACTCTGAGTGCCTAATCATTCCCCTAAGGTATGCTAGTGAAGCTGCTAAGCATGCTAACACAAAGTGGGACGAGGGCGAGGACATGATGGATGTGCTAAAGATCTTCAAGTACGAGCCACCCGTTGTGCAAGTGCAGCTGGCATCCGGTAAAAAGATCAGATACCAGAAGAATCCCAACTTCCACGTCTACCATAAGTTCCCAAACTTAAAGAACGTGTCCGGTATGTTCACTGAAGGTGATGATGTTCAGATCACCAGAAAGATGCACGGCACCAATGCTCGTTACGGGATAGTAAAGAAGCTAAAGCTTTCCTTCTGGGACCGGGTTAAGAAGTTCCTTAGAATTGCCGACGAGTGGATTGAATATGAGTATGTCTATGGATCCCACAATGTTGAGAAAGGATCAGACTCTCAGGGATTCTACGACACCGATGTCTGGATGGAAGTGGCTGAGAAGTATGGGATTAAAGAGAAGCTATGGCATGTCTTCAAAACTGCTAAATCTTCTGGAACATATGACTTAGATAGCGGTCTTGTCATCTATGGTGAAATCTTCGGGCCTGGCATTCAGAAGAACTATGATTATGGACTAAAAGAAGTGCAATTTGAGGTGTTTGATATAACTATGAATTGCGAATATTTAGAACCTGTTAGAACACTTTACTTCTGCGAGAATATCCTTCTTTTACCGCACGTTGAAGTGCTGCACGTTGGAGAATGGACTCAGGAGACACAGGACAAGTATGTTTTTAATAACTTCATAGAGGGAACAAAAATCCCGCATGAAGGTATAGTGATCAAGCACCACACAGGGGAAAGAAATAAGGTGGCCAAGGTTATTAACCCAGATTACCTAATATACGGAGAGAAACACGATGTTGGTGACTCACATTAAATAATAGTCAGGTGGCGGAATGGTAGACGCAACGGAGGGTAAAGAAATTTGTACACAACTGCGGTGAGAGAGGATATTGCCTGTTGAACTCTCACAAATATAGGTTCGAATCCTGTCCTGACTACAAAATTAAAGGGATGTTTAGAACATTAAAATACTTATGGAGTAATTTTCAAAAAAGACCATCTAAAAGAAGTTTTTTGAATTTCATTAGAATGATGAAAACTGAGATTAGATGTTTATTAATGACTGGTTACTCAACAGATGAAATGCTAAAATAGTCAGGTGGCGGAATTGGTAGCCAAAGTATAAAACAAAGGGCAGGGCACAAAGACACTGAACTTAGGGAGAGGTTGAGGAACTTCCATTACTTAACAGGTTCGAATCCTGTCCTGACTACTAAAAATAAAATATGAAAATTATAGTAGAATCCGAAGAACTGAAACAAGAAATCGTCAAACAAAGCGAATATATACACGATTTCTTAATAAATAAAGATGATATTAAAGGTCTTGGTAAAGATTGGATAATCGGACTCGATTCTGATAAAGCCGGTATACTAATGCATTTGTATATGAATCCTCAAATAATAGAAGTGAAACAATAAATATGAATTACATAATAAAAGTTTCATATGGTTCATACGAGAAAGAGTATCTAGCACATAGAGATGGGAATACATTTTATTACGACCACAATAGTCCTATTGGGTGTTCAACTATTGATGTTAGGAATAAAAGATTGATACGGTATAATAAAATATAGTCAGGTGGCGGAATGTTTGCTCTGGAAGCTTAAGCCGACGGAGTTGATTTGGTTAGACGCTACACGTAAGTCCAACGACGACCAAAGGCATGATGACCTGAGGAGTTACTGGTTGGTAATACAGGTTCGAATCCTGTCCTGACTGCACGTTCTGGCTCATCACCAGATAGTATGTCCAATACGATGAGAAGTAGGCTGATTGCCTATATGGAACTTCTGATAGGGAAACGCTCTATCCGGTTTGACTAACCGCGGGAAATATCAAAGAGAAGCAAAGAACAACGTGCTCTCATAGTCAAAATAGCCGTGGGGCGTGTTGGATAACGCACCCAATCACAAGGGTGAGAGCAGGTTCGATTCCTGCCATGGCTACAAAATACAGTCAGGTGGCGGAATTGGTTAGACGCTGCTGTGGGGCGACACCACTCTTGTAAAAACAGCATAAGCTCTTATGATTGTGTACAGATCATAAGGTACAGGTTCGAATCCTGTCCTGACTCTAAAATTGGAACTTTTTTAGATCAAAGTTCACTTAATTTGCTCCCATAGCTCAATGGTTAGAGTCGGACGCTTATATCGTCAAGGTTACAGGTTCGAGTCCTGTTGGGAGTACTAGTTTCTAATATATAAAATGCTACCGTGGTGTAACTGAATAACACGTCTAACTACGGATTAGAAGAGTGAGGGTTTGAGTCCTTCCGGTAGTGCATTATTTTCCTGGTATTTGGATATATAGATTAAATAAAAATCCCACATCATGCTTAACAACATTAAATCTTACGGAGAAAAAATTAATGAAGCTGCAGCACCACTACCTAAAATGCCAGAATTTCTTAGAAAATTGGGTGCTAAAGAAGAAAAGCCTCGTGGCGGTCCTGCTCAATCAAATCCCGTTGCTAATCACTGGGAGATTGAGATAACCAATAAATTGGGTACAGTTTTCTCTAAATATGAAACATTTAGAGTTGATTTCTATCCAACTGGAGATTGGGAGGTTAATGTATTTCCTAATTTTAAGATTAATAATGCTAATAAGTTAAAATTCGGGGGTAAATATAAAGAATCACCATCAGCTAAGTCCAACCTATTCGGTAAAGAAATTCCTGGAGTTGAACTGATCTCAACTAGTATAGGTGTTCCTAAAATTCAAACATTAGACTAGTCTATTTTTTAATCTGACATTCTCACCAAGAGTAAATCAGTTTAGATATATAGATCATTACATTCGAGGTTTCTCTAATATGATATAGAAATGGGAAGAATTCTAGACTTTAATAATTTTTTACTCGAGAACTCTAATTTAAAAATCCAAATGGATGAAAAATTGGACACCTCTTACAGAGATAGCCCAGCATATTCACTTAACTCGGAAATAGAGGGTTACATTAGAGAAACTAACAATAAAGGGGGAAACTCTAGATTGGCTGAAAAAATTTCATCAAAATTGATGGAAAAATATAAAGAGAAAATCTTTGAAGGATTTCTCAATGGTATACCTTCAATCTGTTATCTTGATGTTTTTACGGAGCTAGTTGCAAAAATGGGACTCGTAGAAAAAAATCTTACTCTAGACACAATTCTTAAAATAGAGGACAGTAGCAAACAAATTCTAAAGAGGGAACTACCGGATATGCTAAAAGAATGGAAAGGAAATAACGGGTTTGTAAATATTTTAAAAAATACCGATGATAGCGAATTGCTAGACGAGCATAAGATAGAGGAGTACCTATCTGAAGAAACGATGAAAAGGGCAAAGGAAAACGTGGACAATTCAGATTTTATTCTGGATAAAATGCGGTCGATAAAATCAATAATAACATCGAGAGACAAAGATTCAATTTCTCAGCTTGATAAAAAAGACTCCGAATTATTGAAATTTATTTTTTCACAAGCAGTATCTGATTATCAAACCGCTAGTAAAATTAGAAATAATACACCAAATTTTTACAGGGAGTGTTCAGAGTACGTTGGACTAGATGACGCGGATATTTCTGCTAATCTAGGATCTTTTGGATTTTAATTAGATGTAGATTTAAACGAATACAAAAAAAGCTCCAAATGGAGCTTTTTTTATTTATATCTATCTATTTTCTCTTTTTCGTATTGCTTAGGAACTTTTATAGCACCAACCGGGGCAAAAAGAACCTTTCCAAATGGAGGCTTGTTATACATCTGGGGTGAAACAACCATCCAGAATACTTTTTTGATATATTTAGGTATTCCGTATTTTTTAGGATTTGGCATTTCACCTCCAGTGTCCGTCAAATAAATAAAGACAGATGGAACTATTTTCATTCTCTCCAGTTCCTGAAAAGGAGGAATGAATCCTTTAATGTTTCCACCAGTTGATCTTATCTTAGTGAAATCTGGTTTACCTCCTTTCTTGATGTCGTCTATACCATCTATGTCGTCACTACAGTATATTATTACGGTCCTATCCGCATCGAAAGTTTTACAAAGATACATTACCTCATTTATAAAGACCTTAATTTGGGCATCCGATATTGAGCTAGATGTGTCTACCGCGCAAGCTATAGTTCTAAGAGTATCCTTGCCTATAGATTTTCTTCCGTATAGTGCATCACCGCCTGAAATGTATCTTTTATTAGGAAGCACCCACTCTTCACCCCTAAATGTGCTATCGAAAAATTTCTTAAGCTCTTTCTTCCAATCTACGAGAGGCTCGGTGGCCAACATTTTCTTATAAATAGCCTTCGCTTTATCTGAAAGTTTAGAACTAGAAGAAGCCATATTTTTAGAGGATATGCTTTTCCAATCCTTCTTTTTCTTACTCTTTAATTCGCCTATCTTACTCTTAGCAGTGGAGGAAGTTACATCTTTAGCCCTCCCCTGAGTAATCTTTCCAGTTTTCTGCTGAGTGAAATCTCTAAAAGTTTTAACTGCACCGGTTTCTGAAGGTTCGTCAGATATTTGCGGGAGACCCTCCAATTTCTGGGTGTCTCTAGTGAATTGCGCTTTACCACCAGATTTTTCCTCTTTACTTTTTTCACCACCCTGTTTACCTTTTTGTCCAAGGTCCCCAGCTAAAGACATATCCTGCTTCAAAGTATAGTCACCAAGTTTTACTAACATATGTTATCTATTTTTTAATTATATTTCTATATCTCCACTCGGATAAACTTTTCTAACAACAACCTCTCTTCCGTCATTGAGAATCACTGTTTCTCCAACCTTAGGTAATGTTTTTCCTCCCTTAGAATCTCCACTTTTATCACCTTCCTTTCCTCTATCACCTTCTTTACCTTGACCCTCCTCTCCTTCACCTTCACCCTGTCCTTCTCCTTCACCTTCACCTTCACCCTGTCCTTCTCCTTCACCTTCACCTTCTCCTTCACCTTCACCTTGGCCTTCACCATCTTCTCCCTCTTCTCCTTCATCTTCACCGTCAGCTGTCTGTATGGTTGATATGATCTCCTCATCAGATAATTCTCCCTCGTCTTTTACCAATCCGGAATCTTTTGCTTTCTTATAAAGCTCCATAATTTGATCCATAAGATCTTCGTCGCTTTCTAATAGATCGTAGATATCTTCCGCTCTCATCCCAGCAAATTTTTCCTCATAAAGACCTTCCATTTGGCCTCTAGAGTCTTTAGGAAATTCCAATCCAGACTCATCCATGAGTAAAGGATTTATGGCATAGTCACAGGCTATGTTCCATTTTCTAGGATCCCTGTTACCTCTTCTTTCGTGATGTGAATTTAAACAGTGTAAAACCTCGTGGATCAAAACTAGTCTTATTGCCTCGTCTGTGTGTTTAGCAACAAAATCTGGATGGAATATTATATTCTCGCCATCTGTACACATAGTTGGAGGATCTATCGTAGCTGAGCCAAAAATATTAAGGTTACTCAGAGGATAGGCATAGAATCCTTTGTTTATATTAATCCAAAGAACAGCTTTTCTTATTCTTCTGTTTATCTCGTCCAAGTTATAGCTCCCGGGGGAGTATTTAGAAGGGTCGTCTATTGTTCCTGATTCACTCAAAAAAGAAAATCCCTTAAATGTAAAAAGGGAATTCTTAGAGTTAAATTTGTGCATTTCTCTCATTTCTAATTAGAGGTTATATTATACCAGACCAGCTCCTTTTATTTTACCTGCAGTTATAGAGGCGGCTTTTTTCTTCAATTCATCCTCTGGTGTTGATGACTTACCAGGAATAAACTTGAAATCGGGATTCTTTTCTAGTATAGTTTTATAAACCCAGCTTAAAAATTCTAGCTCGTTGTATCTAGCAAAATATGCTACGATGTTATAAAGTTCTTCTATTGAATCTTTATCAGCATAACCTAGAACCATTTCCGCAAGTCCATAAAGAACGCTGGCAGAGATTTTAAAGGTTTTAGCTCTTTCTGGATCATTAAGTATGTCTTGTATGTCCTTGTCAGTTACGCTTTTTAATATCTTAAGATAAGAAACGAATTTACCTGCGGCCATAGGACCAACCTGATCGAAGAATATGTCTTCGATGTCACCCAAATCAATATCTCTCCATGATTCAACTCCCTGATCTTCTATCTCGTCATGAAGTATCAAAGCTCCATCAGACCACGATCTAGGAGTTGGGAAGTTTATTGACTTAACGTCAGTATCTAATCTATGGAAAAGATCCTTATTGTACATTAGGAATGTTACCAGCTCTGGAAGAATTCTTTTATTGGTCTCCGCCCACTCTGCCCATTTCTCAACGGTTGGAACGTAGTTCTTAACAGTAAATCTATCAGCTAAAGCGAAATCCAAATCCTGAACTCCCTCAGCTTCTTCTGGTCTGTTACCAGCTGCAACTATAACCCATTTGCTTGGTAGATTGTAGAAATTCATTATTCTTCCTTCCTGAACGAATTGCATAATTGCATTCAAAACTGGCTTAGAAGCTCTGTTCATCTCATCCATAAAGATTAATCCTCCCTTATCTTCTTCACCGTTAGTTCTAGGCAACCAAACTGGAGGATTCATTCTTGTAGCTCCTTCTCCTCCTTTTATTAATTTTCCACCTTTGATGGTAGGCTCTTCGTAGTCAATTTTACTAGGTATACCTAGAAAATCCTCTGGGCTCATAAACTGAAGATCGAGCTTCATGATATCTATTCCCAATTCTTTGCAAGCCTGAGATACTATCTGGGTTTTACCTATACCTGGTGCTCCATAAATAAAAATAGGCTTTGCTCTACCTTCTCTACCTTTGCTCCTATAGAGCTTCATTATATCATTCTTAAGTTTATCAGCATGGATGTTTCTAACGTCTCCACCTTCTCCTGTCCACTCTAGACCAACGACGCCTTCATCTACCTTGCCTCCCTGCATATACGGAGGTAAAATTCCCTTCTTATCGTATGCTTGTATTTGGTCATATAGATCTCCGTCTTTAGCTCTAAATAACATTACTGCGGGAAGACCGTAAGCAGGAGAACTGCTATCAGTAACCTTAGGAAGATCCTCATCATTATCCTTGACTGCCTTCCTGAAGGATGCCATCCAATCAGAAGCTTTCTCTATACCGGATTTAACAAATCCTTTTACTTTAGAAAAAGCAGAAGAAAGGCTTTCATTAGATGTGTTTTTTTGATTTAAGAATTGATTAAAATTAACAACTTTTGCCATTTTTTTATTTTTTTGTTTTGTTTTATATATCTATCCAATTTAATTAAATTTCGGTTAACATCTTTGGTTCCGCGATTTATTGATCTAAAATTGCGTCATGAGACAATTCAAGGTAACTGAAAGAAAAACTGATAGAACAGATGTCCTAGAGAGATACTTCTCGGACATCTCGGGCATACCGATTTTAACACCGGATGAGGAAAACGAGATTGCGATTAGGGCTAGGAACGGAGACGAGGAAGCTAAAGCTATCCTCATAAGATCAAGTCTAAGATTCGTAGTCTCGGTTGCTAAATCATATTCGGGGACAAAGTATCCTCTTATGGATTTAATATCTCAGGGAAATATCGGTCTTATAGAATCAGCAGAAACTTTCGATCCCTCCACTGGGTTTAAGTTCATATCGTATGCCATCTGGAGAATCAGAAGCAACATCTTGAAATACATACAATCTCAATCGAGAACCATAAGAATTCCTCAAAGTGTACAAAATACAATGAGGGAAATTCGTAAAATACACGACCACTTTAACCAGACACAGGAGAGAGATGCTACCGTCCCGGAGATAATAGAAAAGCTTTCCGAGATGAGCGATAAGACCTGGATAAGTCACAATATGGAACACATAGCAGCTGGCGTCGCAGCAGATTCTTTCAATATACCACTAGAGCTCAGAGCTGGTGAGAACGAAGATGATGTAAAAGCTCCAATCTCGTGGTTAGAATCAGAAGATTACGCTGCAGATGCTTCTGAGAAAAGAGATAGAGCTGAGCTTGTCGATATGCTGCTTGACACATTGGATCTGAGGGAGAAAAAGGTTGTTATGGACCGAATGGGTAAGCCTTGGGGCATTCAAAAATCTTTCGATGAGATAGGTGCTCAGTTCGGTAAATCCAGTCACTGGGCCAACAAAACTTATCAGATAGCACTAAGAAAGTTGAGAATTAAAGCGGTAAAATTAAAGGTGGAAATATGAAAATTTCAGAGAGTAAAAAGAGCAGGGTTTGGTTTTGCAGCGATTCCCACTACAATCATTCAAATATCTGCGAAGCAACATCAAACTGGCCAGATGGAGCTAAGACCAGAAAATTCTCTTCTCTTGAGACAATGAATGAGGCAATAGTGGAATCGATCAACTCAAGAGTTGGCGAGGATGATCAATTGATACACTTAGGTGATTGGTCCTTTGGAGGCTTCGAGGCAGTAAAAGAGTTTAGAGATAAGATCAAATGCAAAAACGTTTACCTCATATTGGGCAACCACGATCATCATATTGATCGGGATAAAGAAGGGGTGAGGTCGCTATTTAAGCACGTCTCGAAATACGAGTACCTAACCATCACGAGAGATCCTTTAGAAAAGGGAGAAAAGCATCAGAAGATTAGAATGGTTCTTTGTCACTTCCCGATTGCTAGCTGGCACGATATGGGACAAGGAGTTATTCATCTTCACGGTCACGTCCACTTTGCGCCGGAAGAAAAAATGGGTCCAGGTAAGATGATGGATGTGGGATTTGACGGGTCTGAGGAATTTCGTCCCTACTCGCTAGATGAGATTTTGGATCTAATGTGGGAAAGACAGGTTTGCTCACTTTTTAATAACGATCACCATTTAGAAGAAAGATGAGTAAATTCACTATAGAGGAGGATGTAGATTTAGCTCTTAAATGCTCAAACGGGTGTGAAAGATCCAAGGACATTTTTTACAGAAGATTTTACAAATCTATCTACAATATATGCATCAAATATTCCAAAAATAAAATGGAATCTGAGGATCTTACCCACGATTGTTTTATGAAACTCTTGGATAAAATAGGTGAATATAGGGGATCAGGTCCTTTACAAGGGTGGGTTAATAGATCAGCTGTGAATTTATCTATCACGATGTACCACAGAAGAAAAAATGAATTTCTACACGTTGATTCAGATACGGTTTATTATTTGGAGGACAACTCTTTGAAAAAGATTTCTTCTGAATTTATCTGGGAAGACATCAGGGGTGAACTCGATAAGCTTCCGGATGGATATAAAAAAGTCATAAAGATGTATGCTATCGATGGATATAGCCACAAAGAGATTTCCAACATACTCGGGATATCTGAGGGAACTTCTAAATCACAGTTTTCAAGAGGCAGAAACGAATTAAAGAAAAGAATAGAAAAAATAGGATATGATCAAAATGAAAAATGAATACACCTACGATTTACTAGGAACAGATTACCGGGTAAAAATAAAATTAGGAAAGTACCAGAAGGGAAATCCGTGCATCGAGCTCTACGATTTGGAGGACGGATTTCCCTTTGCTAAATCAACTGTCAATATTCCAGGTCTCGGAAAAGATGAAGTTGCTGTCAAAGACTACTCAGAGAATGAGGGTATGCTTGAGTTTTTACTCAAAAACGATATAGTTCATCCACCGCACAGATCGGAGAATTCTGGTTTTGTCACTTTGCCGGTGTGCAAAATTAAGATTGATAAATAGATCATGCACACTAAACCCCTTCTTATGGATTTCCAAGCAAAGGCAACTTCAAAGGAATGCATATCTATAGACATAGATTCGGATCTGGATATTTCTGACGCGAAGGTAAAAGTTTTAGGATCCGCTAGAAATCTCCTTGTCTCTCTAACCGCAAGTCATCACATGGAGGTTTGTTTGCCAACTGGCGAGGCCATGTTCGTGGAACTTGTGACACCAAATGGAGTTTGTGTTAAATACGTTAGCGGATCCGGATACGATAGCTACCATTCAAATTAAATTAAATTAAGATGAGTCAAAAAATATTATCAGTAATAGTACCAGCCTACAAATTTTCTAAGTACATAGAAAAGTGCATAGATTCTATCTACAGTCAAAGAACTGATTTCGATTTCGATGTTATAGTTAGAGACGATTTCTCTAATGACGGAACTGCAGAGATTTTGGATAAGATGAAAAAAGAAAAGTATCCCGATCTTATAATACTTGAGGGATCAAAGAACATAGGGTCTCTTAGAAATTTAAGAAGACTTATAGAAAATTGTTCTTCGAAGTACATATCCCATATAGATGGAGATGATCTTTTCTTCGACGAAAGTAAGCTACAAAGACAAATTGATTTTCTGGAAAACAATCCAGATTATTCGCTACACTTCACAGCATGCGAATATCTATATGATGACGGTACTGGCGAGAATTTAAGGCCTGGAGGATATCTGGTGACAAGCCTAAAAGAGGAGGTAATGAGAGAGGATCTTCTGCATTCAAATTATGTTGGATTCGGGAGAACTTTTAGGAATCATCCTTTATTAATAAAAGAGTATTTCGAGGAATCACCAGTCTGTACAGATTGGCTTATGAATTATGAGCTTCTAAAGAGGGGAAAAGCTAAATACGAACAAATACACGGTGGATTTTATAGAATATCCGAATCTGGTGTTTTTTCTACATTAACCAACGAGGAAAAGAACACCATGAGCGAAACAGCTAGAAAAGCTATTTTAGATGAGGAATCCAGGTATGTTGCATTGATCAAAGCTAATTGATCTGAAGTTTTTATTAATCCATCATAGATACACACGGGAATATCCCTTAATATTGCTGGTATAATTAAAAAAGCAATATGAAAATCAAAACGTTTATCCTTGCATTTATTACGATTGCATTTGCATCTTGTGAGAATATAGAATCGGTTAAACACGTAGAGCAGAAACACTACGAGTTAGATCTACCAAACAAAAGAGTGACTATTACTGAATACACCATCGATGGTTGCCAGTATATCGGATGTCTAAGCGGAGACCCACGTTCAAACTATTTGACACACAAAGGAAATTGTACAAACCCAATTCACAACAAGGAATAAGATATGTCGAATTACAAAACTTTAAATCTGGCTTACCCAGAAAAATCATCAATTAAATTCAAAATCAATCGCTTTCCAGATGGCCAGCAATCTGTCACACTGGAAATGGGCATGGACCATTTAACTGCAAAGCATAGTGGGCACGTAAGAATCTACAGCCGTTTAAATACATTTCGTGACCTTGAATTGATCATTTGCGCAACTGCTGCTTTAAGAAATACTGGAATACAGAGTCTTTCTCTTTACACACCGTATTTCACGGGGGCTAGATCAGATCGTCGTTTCACCGAGGGTGATGCAAACTACTTAAAGCAAGTTATTTGTCCAATCATCAATGCACAGAAATTCGATGCTGTTATTGTGTTAGACCCACACTCCGATGTACTGGAAGCTTGCCTTGATAACTTTGAAAAGATCGATAATCACGATATTGTCAAATCCGCATTAACTGATATTGACAATAAGAATGATGCACAGGATAGGATTGTTCTAGTATCCCCTGATGCTGGTGCATACAAGAAGATCTTCGATGTTGCTCAGAAGTTCGGCATCAGAAAGATTATTACTGCAACTAAGGTTAGAGATATTAAAACGGGCAAAATTTTGCACACCGAAATTCCGGTTCTGGATCAACACGAGGATCTAAAATATGTAATAGTTGATGACATCTGCGATGGAGGCAGAACTTTCATTGAGTTGGCAAAAGCAATTCACGATAGCAGACCAACCGCAGAGGTTTACTTGATCGTTACACATGGCATCTTTAGTAACAGCTTTTATGAATTGAGCAAGCACATCAAGAAGGTTTACTCTTCAAACAGCTATTCAGACATTGATGTAGAGCATCATAGCGACTACACAGTAGGTAAAGATTACTTAATGCAATTCAACTCATTTTAATATAAAGACCAATTTTGAGGAGTGCCTCACTAAAATTGAAACAATATGATAGACTACATAGACGGAGATTTAATCAAACTTGCAAAAGAAGCAAACTTTGATGTCATAGTACATGGATGTAATTGCCACAGTACTATGGGTGCTGGTATAGCCCCACAAATGGCAAAAGCTTTCGGATGTGATCGATTTGATATGGAAATGTGGGGTTCTGATGTTAATAAACTTGGTAACATCGATTATCAAACTTTTGTTCTGGGCGAGAAAGCAATCTTTTCTCTACAAGATCTCGAAAACAATCGCAATGAACCAGAACTTATAGTTGTAAATGCATATACGCAATATAACTACGGTCTGAACCACTCAGATGGTGTGTCACAACCTTTCGACTATGATGCTTTCACGATCTGCATGAGGAAGATGAATAGAGTGTTCAAAGGTAAAACCATCGGAATGCCTAGGATCGGATCCGGGTTAGCAGGAGGGGATTGGGATAAAATAGAAAAAATTATCGAGCGGGAACTTAAAGACTGTGAAGTAACTATAGTAAATTACAAACCACAATAATGGAAACATTTGAAACACTACATCCCGCTGCACAAGTGACATTGATCATCTGTGGATGTATAGTAGCAGTAGTCTTTGTATTGGCGCGGTATACTGACTTTTTTAACAAGAAAAAATAAAGACCATGGCAATAGGACCAGAACAATTAAATGATAACTTCAAGGAAGAAGTTGACAACTTTGAAAAGTATATTGATCTAGCGTTGAGCACAAAAAGCTTTAAAGGGTCTAATAAGGTGTATATTGATACTCCACGTGGAATTACAAATGCCCACTTTCCACCTCTAGTAGAACGATACCTAAAAGCTGGATGGAAATCGGTTCGACGAGAATACGGTGACCAGAGAGATCCTTGCGATATGCTTATTTTTGAAAAATAAAAATATGGAAAAACATTTTGACGCTGATCGAATAGTCAGCATACACATCACAGAACTTAGAGAGTCCAGACACAAATGGTTACCCGGAAAACAGAAGACATGGTTCTTTGGCCTACTCAAGAGAAATTCATGGTACAGCGAGGGCTACTATGAAAGCGGGCACTATATGGAGTGTTACGAATCCGGATGCTGGGATGCACATGCACATAGCGCTAAGGGATTAAGGGACTGCGGGTATATCGTGGACGAATCTACTAAAACAGTGTACAACAAGCCTCATGTCGCGGTCTACTTGGAACACAAGCTCTCAGTCTCTAGATCTTTCGATAGCAACACCGAGGCTTATGCTTGGGTTTCAGATCTAAGAAAAAAATCAGGTAAGAATTTCGAAACGGTAACTTATTAAAATAAAGAAATATATGAAAATTATTAAACCAAATTCTGAGGATCAGAAGATAGAAGGTGTTCCAATTTTCCTTGCAGGTTCTATTGAAATGGGAGCAGCTGAAGATTGGCAAACAAAAACACAGGAAAGATTTAAGGACTTCCCGATTACACTGCTGAATCCAAGAAGGGACGATTGGGACTCGTCCTGGACACAGGAACAAAAGAACCCGCAGTTCAACTACCAGGTAAACTGGGAGATGGATTCACTTGATAAAGCTGATATCATTTTCATGTACTTCTCACCAGAAACAAAGAGCCCAATTTCATTACTCGAGCTTGGTGCTTATGGGTCAACAGGAAAAATGATAGTCTGCTGTCCGGATGGATTCTGGAGAAAGGGAAATGTAGAGGTCTTCTGTTCCAGACACGACATTCAGGTTTACAGCGACATCGAGGATGCCTATGGGGCTCTCATGACGAGGCTACATAGGGTTAGCTCTAAAAAATTTGTTTAAGCACAATAAAACCATCAAGGATCCTACGGGATCCTTTTTTATTTTTGCACTATAATTAAAAAAAACATGAATCCACTTTTTCTTACTGACGGGTATAAAACTGGACACCACCAACAATATCCAAAAGGAACCACTTTGGTTTATTCAAATTTCACACCTCGTTCAAACAAGTATGCTCCAAAGGGATGTGATCACGTAGTATCGTTTGGCCAGCAAATGGTGATGCAGCAAATTCACGATGCATTCCAAAAGGATTTCTTCTCCCAGCCAAAGGATGTGGTATGCGGACAGATGAGAGATGAGCTTTCAATGTATTTGGGAACTGAATATGACGTTACTCACTTTGAAAAGTTGCACGATCTTGGTTACTTACCAATCGCGGTTAAAGCTCTTCCTGAGGGGACAATGGTTCCTATTAAGGTTCCTGTTCTTACAATCTATAACACTCATCCGGACTTCTATTGGTTAACCAACTATTTAGAGACAATCCTTTCTAACCTGTTATGGAAGCCAATGACTTCCGCTACAATTGCTCAGCAATACCGCAAGGTTCTTACTGGCTGGATTGGAAAGACAGATCCAGCAAACGCATGGTTTATAGATTGGCAAGGGCATGACTTTTCAATGCGAGGTATGGATTCAGCTGAAGCTGTAATCTCATCTGGATTAGGACATCTTACTTCTTTCTCTGGTACAGATTCTCTTCCTGCTATCTATGGAGCTCGTAAGTACTATGGAGCTGAAGGATTCGTAGCAGGATCCGTTCCTGCAACCGAACACTCAGTAATGTGTGCTGGTGGTAAAGAAGATGAGGTTGAAACATTCCGCAGATTGTTAGAGACTTATCCAACAGGTATCTTATCAGTAGTATCTGACACTTGGGACCTGTGGAAAGTATGTACTGAGCATGTAGTTACCCTAAAAGAAGAGATTTTATCTCGTGATGGTAAGTTAGTTATCCGTCCTGACTCTGGCGATCCTGTAGATATTCTTTGCGGTTCAATCAGATTTGACAGTAAAGAAGAGTACGAATCAGAAAAGGCGGATGGCACATTATCTAAAGCAAATCCATCTGAAAAAGGCGTTATCGAATTACTTTGGGATGTATTCGGTGGAACAGTAAACGAACAAGGTTACAAAGTACTTGACTCACACATCGGGGCCATTTACGGTGACTCAATTACAATTGAAAGAGCAGATGAGATTTGTAAGCGTTTAGAAGCTAAAGGATTTGCTTCAACAAATGTAGTATTAGGTATCGGTTCATTCACTTATCAATACAACACCCGTGATACATTTGGATTTGCGATGAAAGCCACTTACGTTGAAATTACGCACCCAGTTGAATCAGGAAGCCCGGCTTCTGCAACAGAAGGTCGCGAGATCTTCAAAGATCCTATTACAGATGACGGAACTAAGAAGTCTGCAACTGGTTTACTCTGGGTAGATAAAAACACGGAAGGTGATTATGTTCTTTTCGATAAAGTAACGTGGGAAGGCGAAGGCCGTGGATTATTACAAACGATCTATAAAGATGGTGAATTCCACAACACAACAGATCTAACAACAATTCGTCAACGAGTTCAATCTAATATCTAAATGAAAGAAGAACGAAAAATTAAAATGGAGGGCGGGCTAATTGATACAGCCTGCGTTCTTCCTATGAATGGGCCGAATGCTACCATCACATATCTTGACTATGCAGTGGATGCAGACCCTCAGCCACATTTGGAAGGGGAGATTCCAATGCAAACCCTATCGATTTCACCATTTACAACAGTGGCGCATGCTGAATCTTACCAATGCTCAACTGCCATACAAAAGTCTCATATGGAAGATTTGAAGAGCCTTCACGGAGTTAATGCGATTGAAATGAGCATGGATGTTCTTAAGAATGAGATGCATGCCGGTATCCAAAAGCGATTATATGAAAAGTATGCTAGCCTCGGATCCGCATGCAGAGAATCTAAGAAGACTAAATGGCGCAAATGGGTTGAGAAAAAATTTAATCGTCAATTGCCGGAATATACCGAAAAACCGGTGAGCAGAATTCTAATAATTTCCAATGAGATTGCAAGCGATAGCAGACGAGGACTTGCACAATTTGTAATTGTTAGTCCTAGAACTTTATCGGAATTGAAAAAAGATCCTCGATTTTTACCAATCATTCAAAGTAAAGATGATTATCAATTTCCCATTGCTGGACAGCTTCCTGGTATGAATGTTTATATAAATGCAGGAGGCCGGAGTGACAGCAATCAAGTTGTAATCGGTCGAAAGACTTTGTCAGTAGGTGAACCAGGAGTTTACTATTGCGAACACTCTAATGACATTAACTCGTACGAGGATCCAATCTCAATGAACACAAGGATTCAGTTTCTGTCCAGGCATGCTATTATAGAGGTCGGTCAAACTCCACATTCATTATATTACACAGAGGATATGATCATTGGAAAGAAACCCTGGTGGAGAAAATTATTTAGACTATGAACAATATAATCGGACCAGTATTTACATCTTGCTTCATGACAGAAGCGGAATATGAAGAGGCTTACAAGAGGAGTGATTTCTATGTGGAGAAAAACTACATGGAAGAGTATCGCAAGCACATTGTGGCAATGAGCCACGTTGCCAGCATAGCCAAGTCATATATCCTAAACAATTGGAAGAAGGTGTCGGACTGGTCCGGTTTAGATGTAAAGATCACTCATGGTCCTACTGGTGAAGTTACGGAGTACTATAACCACGATAAGGCACTTCAAAGGGAGGAAGAGAGAAAGAAGTATAACGAGGAACGTGCTAAAGCGAAAGGGAAAACATTTCGGGAGAGTCCTACATTTAGAAAATTCTTTGAGGATATGCTTAAAGAAGATGAAGCGAAACACAATCCGATCTTAGAAATTACCGAGGTAGTTTTGGATCCCACAGATGGAGACTTTTCAATCACAATCAACGGGGACAAGGAACACTGGTGGATCCATGATGAAGAGGTCATCGTTATTGCTGACTATATAGAAAAGCAACTCGGTGGGGAATAATTTGGATATCATCGGAGCATCTACGGATCCCTTTCCTATATTTGCATAAAATCAAAAGAAAATGCCAAAAATATTTAAGGTGGGCGGATGTGTTCG